TCTCCAGCCTCCCCAAGCAGATCGCCTTCGGCGAGGCCGCGGGCGGAGGCCTCAGCGAAGGCACCGCCGACTTCGCCGCCGCTCCAGGTTGCACAGTCGATGCCGCCGGGCTGGAGATCCACGCCAAGGCCTTGGCCTTCCAGAAGGCCAACCCCACCACCACCTACCTCGACGCCGTCAAGGCCGTCTCTTAAGGAGCCCCGATGAGCCAGAACTACACCCCTGTTCTCGCCCTGCCGCTCAAGCTCACGGCGACCGTGGCGGAATACACCTTCGTGGATCTCTCCGGCGCCAATGCCACGGCTGCTGCCTACGCCTTCGGCATCGCGGACCAGGGCGGTGTCTCCGGCGACGTCATCAAGACCCAGGTCCAGGGCACGAGCCGCATGAAGGCCGCCGCTGCCATCGCCAAGGGCGCCCTCATCGAGGTCGGCGCGGGCGGCCAGGGCACGACCAAGGCCTCCGGCATTGCCGTGGCCCGCGCCATGGAAGCCGCCGCGGGGCCGGGATCCATCATCGAAGTCCTCCTCCTCCCGAACTAACCCCTCACTGGGGGCGGTATATGAGCCGCCCCCAGTCTCCCTGCCACCCCAGGAGATCTCTCCATGACCATGAATCTCAGCGGCGTTCGCGTCGTCGATCCGATCCTCACTACCGTTGTCCAGGGCTACCGGCTGCCCGGACTCATCGGCGAGAACCTCTTCCCCCGCGTGCCGGTCGGCGTGGCGGGCGGCAAGGTGCTCCAGTTCGGGAAGGAGGCCTTCCTCTCCTACAACACCCAGCGCGCCCCCGGTGCCGCCACCAAGCGGATCACCTTCGGCTACCTGGGCCAGCCCTATGCCCTGGAAAACCATGGCGCGGAGGCCCCCGTGCCCCGCGAGTGGCTGCGGGACGCCAAGGTGACTCCGGGCGTGGACCTGGGCACCCGGGCCACCAACCTGGTCATGCGGGTCATTCTCAAGTCCCTCGAGGCCCAGCAGGCTGGTCTGGCCACCAACGCTGCGAACTACGATGCCAACCATAAGCTGGCGCTCTCGGGCTCCACCAAGTGGAGTGCCTCCACCGGAACCCCCAAGGCTGACATCGAGGCGGGTAAGGAGGCCATCCGCACAACCTGCGGCCTGCGCCCCAACGTCCTCGCCCTCTCCGCCGTGGCATTCAAGGCCCTGAAGGAGAACCCGAACGTCATCTCCCGCTTCCAGTATGTGAGCAAGGACAGCATCACTCCCGAGATGATCGCCAACCTCTTCGATGTGGCGAAGGTCGTGGTGGGTGATGACATCACCGCGGACGATAGCGGCAATTTCACCGACGTCTGGGGCAACAACGCCATCCTGGCCTATGTGCCCCCCGTGCCATCCACGCTGGAGGAGCCGAGCTACGGCTACACCTACACCATGGAAGGACATCCCCTCGTCGAGGTGCCCTACTACGACAACAACGCCAAGAGCTGGGTCTACGGCGTGGGTTTCGAGCGCATTCCTGTGCTTACGGGGCTCCTCTCCGGCTTCCTCATCCAGAACCCCAACTAGCAGGTCTGCAGGGGCAGGCTTTGGCCTGTCCCTACCAGCCCCAAAGGAGACCTCATGAAATACCGCGTGAAGACCCCGCTCAAGCTCGATCCCGATACCAAGGCGATCGCGCCTGGCGCCGTGGTAGAGCTGGAAACTGAGGCCGCGCAGGAGCTGCTGGCCATCGACGCGATCGAGGCCGATTCGGCGCTCGATTTGGCGCAGGCTGGCAAGGCTCCCGAACTGGACCCGGAAATCGAGGACGCCTTCCTCGGCGCCGAAGCGCTGGCGGGAATGGGACGCGATGCCCTGATCTCGTATGTGCGCGAGCACCTCTCGGCCGAGCTGGCCGATGCCCTCAAGGGCAACGAAGGTCAGGTGCGCAACCAGGTCAAGAAGCTGATCGCCGACGCCAAGGCCCAGCTCTACGCCGCCAAGGAAGGCAAGTAGCCCATGCCTTACGCCACGCCGACGGATCTCCAAGCCCGCTACCCGCAGACGCGGCTGGCGGAGCTGTCGGATCCGGATGGTTTGGCGGTCCAAGACACGAAGCTCGCCACGGCCCTGGCCGATGCCAGTGCCGAGATGGACAGCCACCTGGGGAGGCGCTACGCCCTCCCGCTTTCCCAGGTGCCTCCCGTCCTCCAGCGCACGGCCTGTGACATCGCCATCTACCGCCTCATGTCCCTCCTCCCCAAGGAGACCGTGGCGGACGCGCGGCGGCGCTATGAAGATGCGGTGGCGTGGCTGGCCGATTTGGCGGACGGGAGGATCCAGCTGGCCGACCTCCAGGGCCAGGAATTGACCGGCGGACCCTCCGTCCGCATCGCCTCTTGCTCGGCGCAGCGCGTCTTCGGGGATGACACGCTCGGAGGGTTCCGGTGATCGAATCAACAGAATCCGCCATCTTGGATCGCGCCGAGATCCTGGTGTCCCCGTTCGGGCTGAAAGTCGAGCCCTTCCCCGAAGACCCAGATTCCTACGTGCTCACTCACCCCAAGGGTGCCGTGCTGGCCGTCTACAAGGGAAGCTCTTACGGTCCCTCCATCGCCACCGATGTGATGGTCCAAGAACGGGCCATGCACTACGAGCTGGTCATTCTCATCAAGAACCTCCGGAAGCACCAAGGGGCCTATGCCGTGATCGATGCCCTGCGAGCAGGGTTCGCAGGGTGGCTTGCCCCGGAAGCCACCAAGAATGCCCGGATCCTCCGGGACGAATTCCGCGGCCGGGATGCCACCGCCTGGCAATGGGCACTCGGCGTGGAGATCCCCGCCATCTCCCTCCCTGACGATCCGGTCGAGGAAAGCCAGGGGATCCTCCTCGACACGACCATCCAACTGGAGATTTGAACATGATCCGCGGCCTCTATCTCGGTTCCCTGCAGGCCCTGAGCCTGGAAGGAAACGACTACGTCCTCATCCCGGGCAATCCCGTAGAACTGCCCGACTGTGAATACACCCGAACCTTGGTGGCTACCGGGATGTTCGTTCCTGAGAACAAGCCCAAGGCGGCTCCGAAATCGAATCCCAAAGGAGAGTGAGCGATGGCCTACCTGCATGGCGTCGAAACCATCGAGATCCAGAAGGGCCCGAATGCGGTCCAGACCATCGCCACCGCCGTCATCGGCCTGGTGGGAACGGCCCCGATCCAGACCCTCACGGATGCCACCAAGAAGACCGTGAATACCCCCGTCCTCATCACCAGCGATAAGGACGCAGCCACCTACTTCGGTGCGGATACGGTCGGATACACGATCCCATCCGCCCTGAAGGCAATCCTGGCTCAAGGCGCGGGCCCGATCATCGTGGTCAACGTCTTCGACCCGGCCAACGTGGCCCATCAGACCGCGGGTGCTCCTGACCCTTCCAAGGTCGTCGCCAGCGACATCATTGGCACCACCAATGCCAACGGATCCAGGACTGGGCTGCTGGCTCTCATGGATGCGAAGCCGACCTACGGGTTTTCCCCCAAGCAGATCATCGCCCCCGGATTCACGGGATTGACGGGCGTGATGACCCAGATGGACTCCGTAGCTGCCAAACTCCGCGCCATCGCCTGGGTGGATGCAGCCGTGGGCCTCTCCCCCTCCCAGGCGATCGCCGCCCGCTCCACCACCCTGAACAGCGCCAGCAAGCGGATCATGATCTGCTACCCCAACGTCAAGGCGCTCGGTCCTGACGGAGTGACGCCCACCCTCCAGCCCCTCAGCCAGTTCGCGGCCGGAGCTTGCGCGGCCAGGGACATGGCCAAGGGCTACTGGTGGAGCCCCTCCAACACCCAGCTGCTGGGCATCACCGGCCTGGAACGGCCCATCGATGGCAGCTTCCAGGACCAGGCTTCCGAGTTGAACCTCCTGAACGCCGCGGGCATCACCACGGTCTACAGCGCCTTCGGCATCGGATATCGCCTCTGGGGCAACCGCTCGGCCGTCTTCCCCGGTGCGAACACGCCCGACGCCTTCCTCGCGGTCCGGCGCACCGCCGATGTCGTCGAAGAAAGCCTGGAGCTGGCCAGTCTCCAATACGTGGATCAGCCCATCACCAAGGCCCTAATCGACCAGCTGCTGGACGACGCCAATGCCTTCATCCGGGCTCTTATCGGCCGGGGCGCCATCGTGGACGGCAAAGCCTTCTGCGACCCGGTCAAGAACCCGGCCTCCGAGCTGGCCAACGGCCACCTCACCATCGGCTACCGGTTCCTTCCCCCCGCGCCCTTGGAGCGGCTCTCCTACGAGGCCTACCTGGACGTGAACCTCTACACCAACCTCATCAAGTAGGGAGCCAAGCTCATGCCCATCCGTGTCAAGCAGTTGATGAACTGCAACCTCTACGCCGAGGGCGGCTCCTTCCTTGGCGCCCTCAACGCCATCACCCTGCCCGACATGAAGCACAAGGCAAGCGAGCACAAGGCCGGGGATGGCATCGGAACTCCCAAGCTGCCCGGATCACTGGAGGCCCTCCAGACCACGCTCAAGATGAACGGCATGTATGAGGACTTCCACGCCCTCACGGCGGATCCGACGCAGATGCGAAGCCTCATGGTTCGCGCCAACCAGCGGGTTCGATCCGGTGTGGGCGATATCACGAACGAGCCGGTGATCATCTACCTCCGGGGTTGGTTCTCCAGCCGGAAGATCGGAGAGTTGAAGTCCAGCGATCCAACCAACCCCGAATATGTCATGGAACTCTACTACTTCCGTCTCAACGTCAGCGGAGCGGATATCGAGGAAGTCGATATCGAGAATGCTGTTCACCGTGTCCTGGGCCAAGACGTGCTCGCGGACTACCGCTCCAACCTGGGCATCGACTAGCCCATTCCTACTCCGCCTTCCCCTGGGGCCTTCGGGCCCCGGTTGGTCTCCCCCTATCCCTAAGGAACCCCGATGACCGAAGCCATGCAGGCCCTCCAGTCCTTCCCCCGCACCATCACCCTTCCCAGCGGCATCACCGCCGTCCAGACCCGCCCCTTGAAGGGGAGGGATGCCGTGACCGCCCATCGGATCGCCGCCGATGGCACCGAGATCGAGAAGGGGGCCGCCCTCGTAGCTCAGGTCGTGAAAATCGACGAGAAGCCGGTGGTGATGGAAGATCTCCTGGAGCTGGAGCTCACGGACCTCGGCGAGCTCATGGAGGCCGTCGCGGGAAAGTCCCCAGCGTCCACCCCGAAGGGCTGATCCAACTCAGCCGCTTTTGCGGGTGGACCTACCGCGAGGTCATGGAAATGGACCTGGACGAGGCGGCCTTCTGGATCACCCAGGCCTCCGGCATTTCGGAGCGCGAAAAGGTCGAGATAAACGCGCAGACCTAGTGGCCGTGAAGATCCTGCCAGATGGCCTTTCCCAGGCCTCCCAGAAGCCAGATCGCGGTCCCCAGCGCAGCCAGGAAGGCGACCGGCACCACGAGCAGCATCAGCATCCCGACAATCCACATGCCCCAACGATAAATCATTCCGCATAGCCCGCAAGGAATACTCTTGACCGCTCTGGAATTCGCCCTCCTTTTCCGCGCCGATTCCGCCCCCGTGGTGCGGGAAGCGGCCAAGGGCGGCAGCGCCTTGGATCGGTTCGGCGAGAAGATCAAGGGGCTTCAGGACAAACTGAAGAAGCTGGCCCAGGAAGGTCAGACCCAGTTGACCGGAGGAGCCGCCAGCCTCTTCGGGATGAAGCGGGCCTTTCTGGACCCCTTCGCCGAGGCCGAGAACGCGGGTTTGGAGTTGCGGAACACCTTCGCGGGCCTGGACAGCGAGGGGCCCTACTTCCAGAGCATCCTGCGTCAAACCCGCGAGCTGGGGGCGATCCTCCCGGGCTCTGAATCGGATATCGCCCGGTTCGCCAGCCGCCTGGGACAGCTCAACATCTCGGCTGAGACCGTGGCGAACGGTGGTCTTTCTGCCGTGGCCCACCTCGGCGTCACCCTCGGCAAAGACTATTCGGAGATGGCCGAATACATTGCCGGAGCCATCCATGGCTTCGGCGTGGCCCAGACGGATCTCCTGGCGCTGGCCGATTACACCCAGCGCTTCCAGTTCAAGCTCGGCTTGGACCCCACTGCCGACTTCAAGGAGGCGATGCAGTATGCCGGGCCATCCATGCGGGCCCTCAACCAGGAGGGACTGGAGGGCGTAAAGACCTTCGGCCTTATGGAAGGCATGCTGAAGGCGAACGGCGTCCAGGCCAGCAAGATCGGCACGGGCATGCAGGAGCTGATCCAGGGCATGGCCACGGCCCAGGAGAAGGTGAAGCACGGCCGCGGATTCCTGGCCCAGGAAGCGGCCGAGGTGCTGGCCAGGAACAAGATCAGCCTGCAGTTGTTCAATGGCAAAGGCCAATTCGTGGGATGGCCCCAGGCCATCGGTGAGCTGGAGAAGCTCAAGCGGCTCAGCCAGCGCGAAATGATCCTGGTGACCGAGAAACTCTTCGGGAGCAACGCGGGCGGAATCGCCATCGCCCTGGCTAAGTCCGGCGTCCAGGGGTGGAACGAAGCGGCTCTGCGCTTCCTGGATACCTCCACGCTCGACCGCAAGATGGACGACCGGGCGAAGACCTTCGCTTTCAAACTGGAGGCCCTGAAAGGCACTCTCCGCCAAACCGGCGGCGATATCGGGAAATCCCTTGGAGAGTCCGTAGGCCCCCTGCTGGACAAGCTGAACATCATCGTCAGCAAGGTGGGGGAATGGGCGAAGGCCAACCCTCGCCTCACTGCCACTATCCTGACCAGCGTCGGCGGCCTCATGGCCCTTAACCTGGCCGGTGGAGCCCTGAAATTCGTCATTGGGAATGCCCTTGGCCCTCTGGGTTCAATGGCCAGAGGACTCGGGGCCACGTATCGCGGACTCAAGACCGTCTACGAATGGAGCACCCTTGCGGGCGGCCCCCTGAAAGGGCTCACAACCTATCTGAGTTATGGCTCTCCAGTGATGCAGAAGCTGGGCAGCATCCTATCCTTCGACCTGACCGCGGGCCTGAAAGCGCTCCGGAGCGGGTTCCTAGGGCTCCTCCCTGGGCTATGGGGTGCCATCACGGCCACCTGGGCCTGGACAGTTGCCCTCCTGGCAAACCCCATCACCTGGATCGTGGTCGGCATTGTGGCCCTGGTGGCCGCGGGCATCGCCCTCTGGAAGAACTGGGACAAAGTGACCGCCTGGTTCAAGAGCGCCTGGTCCTGGTTCACCGGCCTGTGGAGCAAGGTCCCCGGATGGGCCAAGCTCTTCATGCCGTTCATTGCCATCCCCATGGCCATCATCCAGAACTGGGACAAGATCAAGGCTGGCCTGAGTGCCCTCTGGAACTGGATCAAGGGTTTCTTCGGCAACATGCTGGAGGCCGGAAGCAACCTGGTGAAGATGATCGCCAAGGGCATGCTCATGGCTGCAATGCATCCGGTCGAGGCCATCAAGGCGGTCGTCACGAAGGTCCGGAAATACCTCCCATTCAGCCCCGCCAAGGAAGGCCCCCTCACGGACATCCATAAGATCCGCCTGGTGGAGACCATCGCGGATAGCCTGAGCCCCGCGGCGCTGGTCGGGAAACTGGGCTCCATCCTTGGGGCTGCTCGCAGTGTCGTGTCCAAAGGTCTCACTCTCGGCGCGAGCATCGCGGCGCCTGCTTTGGCACCAGGTGCCCAGGGCCGTTCGATCCTGATCCAGATTCAGGTGGATGCCCGGGGAGCCGCTCCCGGCGTGCAACAGGATGTGGAGCGGGCCATCATGAAGGCTGCTCCAGCGCTCAAGCGTGAGCTGGAGCGCCTGCAGGCGAACGACTCCCGGAGGAAATTCTGATGGCCTGGGGCGCATTGGGAGATCTTCAATTCAGCCTGCTGGGAGCCCCCTTCGACTTCCAGGACAAGCAGGAAGTGGACTACGCGGAGCAGCCCGTGTTGGACGACAGCCCCCGCCTGCAGTTCATCGGGCGCAAGCTGGAGGAGATCACCCTGAAGATCCGGCTGCACGCCTTCCTCACAAGCAATCCGGAGCTGGATCTGCGGTCGCTGAAGGATTCGATGATCCAGGGCGATCCCCAGGCTCTGGTCATTGGGAAGGACCAGACTGGCATTTATGCTGGGAAATTCGTGATCCTGTCTCTGGAACACGATCGGCAGGAGCAATGGCCGGACGGTCGGATCCGCCTAGCGGACGTGACAGTAAAACTGAAGGAATGGGTCAAGACGCCTGAGCTGGGCATCTCCAGCCGCAAGAACCCCCAGGCCCTCCGCAAGAAGGGTAGCGGCAGCGCCCCGTCCGCCCAGGTTCAGACCGAGACCCGGACCAACCGCGACGGGGTGTCCGCAACCGTGGTGAAGCGATGAGCGAATTCCTGCGCCATACCACGGGCCCCCGCGACCGCTGGGATCTCCTGGCGGACCGCTACTATGGCGACCCACTCCGCTACGGTCCAATCCTGCAGGCGAACCAGGTCCTGGGCACGCCGACCGTCCTCCCCGAAGGTGTGGACGTGTTGATCCCCATCCTTGACGAGGCGGAACCCGATTCCTCGTCCCTGCCGCCCTGGAGGGCTTGATGGACCAGGTGTCCAAGCCGCTGGCAGTCCTCCAGGTGAACCACCGGGACATGACCGGCCATTTCAGCCCGTGGTTGGAGGAGATCAGCTACGTGGATCACATGGCCGGAGAATCGGATGGATTGGAGATCCGTCTCGACAACTCGGATGGGCGCTGGTTCCGCGAGTGGTATCCCATCAAGGGCTCCAGCCTGGAAGCCTGGATCGGCTATTCCGGCCGGGCCCTTCTCGCCACAGGTGAATGCCAAGTGGACGAGATCGAACTGGAAGGCGCCCCTGATACCGTGACGGTCCGAGCCTTGGGCGCCGGAAATCGGACCGCCCTGCGCACTCCCAAGAGCCGGGCCTATGAAGGGAAAAGCCTCCGAGCAATCGCCTCCGAAGTCGCGGCTCAGCACCAACTCACGGTCGTTGGCGAGGTGCCGGACTTGACTTGGCGGAGGGCCACCCAGCACCGGGAAACCGATTTGGGTTTCCTCTGCCGCCTGGGGGAAGAGCACGGGATCGTATTCAGCGTGAAGGGGACCCAGCTCGTCTTCCATGACGTGCAGAAGCTTGAGGGTCAGCGTCCCATGCTTCAACTGCGTCGGCAGGATCTCCGCTCCTTCCGGTTCCGCGAGAAGATGGTTGAGGGTGGCGCCAGCGCGGCGTATTTCGACGGATCCACCAAGGAACTCCGGGCAGTCGAGATCTTGGCGGAGCACCCCCATGCCGATCGAAAAAAGCTGCGCCGACGAACCGAGTCTCCGGCACATACCCAGCGCTTGGCCAAGGCGGCCCTGCACACCTCCAAGAGCTGGGAACGGGATGGAACTCTGACCCTCCCCGGGGATACCCGTCTGGTGGCTGGCGGCACTCTGGAACTGGTGGGCTTCGGCGTGATGGATGGCCTATGGCTCACCCGCAGCGCCCGCCATACCGTGACTCGGGATGAAGGCTACTCCATGGAACTTGAGGTGCGCCATGTCGCCAAATAGTGCGCCGATGTGGCGCCGTGGCATCGTCAAACAAGTGGACGCCGCCCAGGCCAAAGTCAAGGTGCTCCTGCCCGACGAGGATGGCTTGATGACGGACTGGCTGCCAGTTCTGGTGCCTGGAACGCTGGGACTGAAGGTCTATCGCCTCCCGCGCAAGGAATCCCAGGTGGTGGTCCTCCTGGACGAGTGCGGCGAAGACGGCGCGGTGTTGGGGTGCCTCTATTCCAAGGCGGATCCCGCCCCGGCTAACGCTGCGCAGCTGGTCTACATGGAACTGGAGGACGGCACCAAGATCCAAGTGGATCCAGTGGCGAAGCTGGTGAAGGTGGAAACTCCGGGATCCGTGGAGATCAAAGCCTCGGGCCATGTGAATGCCGAGGCTCCCACGATCACCCTCAAGGGGTCCGTGACAGTGGATGGGACCCTCGCCGTGACGCAGGCGGCCAGCCTGCAAGCCGGACTTACCGTTTCCCAGGACGCCACGATCGGCGGCAAGAGCTTCCTGAATCACCAGCACCAGGCGCAGGGCGCCACTGCCATCACCACGAAACCCGTTTAGCGAGTGCCCCCGATGTATGAATCCATCCCAAGCGTCCCTTACTGGCAGCCAGCCCTCGGCGGGCTTGGGCAGTGCGTCACGGGGCTTGAGGAGCTGGCCCAGGCCATTCGGATCATCGTGAGCACCCCCCTGGGGAGCCTTCCACATCGTCCGGATTTCGGGTGCGATCTCACACGCTTCGTGGATATGCCCCAGACCATCGCAAGGGCCCTGATCATCCGCGAGGTGAGCGAGGCTATCGCCCATTGGGAGCCTCGGGTAAAAGTATCCAGCGTGGGAGTGGCCATATCGGAATTCGGTGTTTCAACCCTCACTGTCGCCTGGGCACCGGCAGGCTCTGCACCGGGAGCATCCGAGCAGATCACCCAAGCAGTAGTGGCAACATCGACGACTGGCGAAGATTACATTCCGGCATCCCTCATCGGTGTCCCAGGCGGGGTGGCGCCACTCAGCGCCTCCGGGACTGTGCCCGAGGTCTTCCTACCCGTGCAGGCACCCGGCAGCGGCTCGTCCTCCGGCGGCGAAATCCCGACGGCCATTGATGGCGGAGAGATCGTATGACCGTATGGCATCTCCCGATCATCCCCAAGCGTGGCCTCCCCTCTCGCTTGGCCTCGGTCGGCTTGGGCGCTGGGGAAATCGCGCTGGACTGGACAGATCCCACAGCCCCTCGGCTCCTCGCGGGAGACCGGGGCGGTGTGCCCAGGCCCGTTGTGCCTTCGGTCCACACCCATGCCATCGCAGATATCGCCGGGCTGCAGGCCACCCTCGACGGGAAGGCCTCGACCAGCCACACGCACGATTACAGCGCGGTCTATGCGGCGCTTGGGCATGTCCACGCCTATTCAAGCCTGACGGGTATCCCGGCGACCTTCGCGCCCCCCATTGCGACGGTGAGCATCTTGGGCGGCGTCAAAGTCGGCGCCGGTCTGGTGGTGGACGCTGCAGGCGTCCTGTCCTGCGCCTACGTGCTGCCCGCTGCCTCTGCTGGAGCGTTGGGCGGCGTGAAGACCGGCGCCAACGTCACGATCGACGCCAATGGCGTGATCTCCGTCGCCGCGCCCTATTCCCACCCCGTTGGCGACGGGAATCTCCACGTTCCAGCCACGGGCACAACCAGCAGCCTGAAGGTGCTAAAGGCGGGCGCTACCGCTGGATCCTCCGCCTGGGCATTCGTGGATTGGGCTGAGTTGACCGGGAAACCGAGCACCTTCGCTCCTTCAGGCCATTCCCACCTGTGGGCCGATCTGCCCTATACCCCGGCCAACCGCGCCGGAGACAGCTTCACGGGGAAAGTTGGCATCGGCGCGGCCCACGAAAACCTTAGCGTCCTCCAGGTCATCGGGAGCGCGGGCGCAGGCCAGTCCTTGCTCTTCGACAACGGAGAAATCAAATTCAGGGGCGATGGGAATGCTCATTGGTCGATCTTCAATGCTGGCGGCGTGTTCTCCATCCGGAACACCTCCGCCAATTCGGCCACGGGTTTTGCGGGCACCACCATTTTTAATCTCACCTCGGCAGGGGCGGCCACCTTCTCGTCCAGTGTGGCGGCATCCTCCTTTAGCGGGGCCGGTAGCGGACTGACGGGCACGGCCTCGAACCTTACCGCTGGGGCTGCCAATGCGGCGCCTTGGTCCGGGATAACAGGGAAGCCCACGACGGTCGCTGGATTCGGCATCACCGATGCCATCACGACAGCGAACATTGGCAGTCAGTCTGTCTTCTATGCCTCGACCGCTGGCGCCCTGGGCGCCAACGCCCTCTCCAACGCAATGATGGCTCAGATGGGCGCCTACACCATCAAGGGCAACAATGGTGCGGCTGCGGCTAACCCGGCAGATCTCAGTATGGCCCAGCTCCGAGCCATGCTTGGGCTCACGCTCTCGGACCTCCCAGCCGCAATCCAGACCTACGACTTCACTGGTATGTGGGTGGGCAAGCCATCATCCAGCCAGGTCATCTTCCGGGCCAAGGCTGGAAGACCGTTCACTATCCCCACCGGCACCCATCAGGCTGTCGCAGGCACCGCCGCCACCGCCAGCACGACATTCAGCCTCCAGAAGAACGGCACTCAGTTCGGCACGATGGCCTTTGCCGCTGCGGGAACCGTGCCCACCTTCACCGTGACGGCCACCTCCTTCGCTGCTGGCGATGTGTTCACTATCGTCGCACCGGCAACAGCTGATTCGACCCTGGCCGACCTGGCCTATTCGATCCTGGGGGCCGTCCAGTGAGCCCGCACTCCGTGATCGGTCGCGTTCTGGCAACCACAATCTTGCGTCCATCCAATGTTTCTTTCACCGGAACTGCGACTCATGCGAATGATGCTTACGCCTACGACGCGGATCCGGCCACCGCAGGAACGATTACAGCTGCCGCTACTCTTTCACTCAAAATGGGACAGAACACTTATACCGGTTTTGGTTCAGGGACTCGCTCTGGAACTTTAACCGTTGATGGTGTTTTCAATACAGATAGGACCGACCCTGATGCGGTTGGAGATACAACCGAATCTTACATCACGGTGATGTATAAAACGACCAATGCAGGTAGTTGGGTTTCTCTTAGGTCGTATAGCCCGACTCTTGTTGGGGCAACGGGTGCATACGCAGATAAAGCTCAAGTGGTGCTTTCAAATGTAGACGTATCTCAGCTGTCCGTATTGGTCACCGTTTCCAATAGCTATGTTGATTTTACGGGTGATGGCGGGTCAAAACTTTCGGCATATGCGCTTGCGAGCATCAAGGACATCAACTTCTCTTTCTAAGGAATCGTCGTGACAAATCCAGCCGTCCCACAAATGCCCATCGAGAATGCCCTGAACGTAGTGGATGAGGTCTGCGCCAAATTCATGGGATCCCGGGCTGACCACCAGGTCATCAACGCCGCCCTGGCCTCAATCACCGACACGATCAAGGGCCTTCAAACCGAGGTGTTGGACCTTCGCAATGCGGCCAAGAACACGGCCGATGTTGAACCGCCCGCCCAGGCATAGGAGCTATCATGCTTGCCCCGTCCTTCCTTGAAACCCGCCCCGACGCACTCACGGCGGACATGATCGCCGCCTTCGAGGCGAGCACGGGGAAAACCCTCTATCCGGCCCAAGTCGAGCGCCTCTTGGTGGACATCTGCATCTACCGGGAAGCCTTAGTGCGCCAGGCGATCCAGTCGGCAGCAGAGCAGAATCTCGTGGACTTCGCCACCGGAGATCGCCTCGAAGCCATTGCCCGAATGCTCGGCATCTCCGGACGCCTGGCTGCGACGCACGCTACCTGCCCCTGGCAGATCACGCTTCCTGGTGCCCTGGGTGTGGATACCGTCTTCCACCTGGGCTGGCAGGCCGTCTCCCAGGATGGTGCGACGTGGGAGACCACGGCTTCCGTCACGATCCCCGCAGGCCAGCTCACGGCATCGGTTGGTGCCAGAGCGGCCATTGCTGGAGCGGCCCAGAATGGCATCCCATCTGGAGCCTCCTTCTCACCCCTGGCAACGACGGCGGCCGTGGTCAGCACAGCGGCCTCCAGTGGGGGAGCTGAGGCCGAGACGGACGACCAACTCCGCGCCCGAGCCCTGCTGGCTCCCTTTGGGTTCAGTGTGGCGGGCAGTTCGGGAGCCTATGCCTTCCATGCTATGGGGGCCAACCCTGCCATCACGGATGTGGCCGTAGCCAACCTTGGGGCCGGGGTAGTGGGAGTCTATCCACTCACGGCCATGGGATTGCCGAGCCAGGCCATCCTGGATGCAGTGTCGGCTGCCCTTAGCGCCGATACGGTCCGACCGCTTTGCGACTCCGTTACGGTGGCCGCTCCCACCCGGGTGCCGTTCACCCTTGAGGCCAACCTCACCATCTTCAGCACCGCAGAGTCGGCCATGGTCCAGACCGCAGCGCTCGCCTCCGCCAATGCCTACATTGCGGACCGCCGGGCCGGACTCGGCCGGGATCTCGTCGCCTCCCAGGCGATCAAGGCCCTGAGTGTCGAAGGGGTCTACAAGGTGGAGTTGGTGAGCTGGGCCGATCGGATCCTGGCGGCCTCGGAATGGGCGGATGGCCTGGCCGTCCTCCACATGGTTGGGAGCGCCAATGGCTGAAAACCTTCTCCCGGCCAGCATCGATGACGTGCGTTCTCGGGCGCTCATGGGGCTACTCGACCGCATGGCCGCCCTCCCGGTCTCAATCCTCACTAGCCTCTATGATCCGGCAGCGTGTCCAGCGTCGGCTCTGCCGTTTCTGGCCCATCAGTTTGGTGTGCTGGATGAAGGCTGGCCCCTGGCGGCAACAGAGGGCGCTCGCAGGGCCCTCGTATCCCAGGCGCTCCAGCTCCAGGCCAAGCGCGGCACCCCCTGGGCGATGCGGCAGGCTCTCGCAGCCATTGGCTTCCCGGGCCTGTCCATCGTGGAGCGTTCCTCCCACTGGGCCAAGTTCAAGGTGACCCAGCCACTGGGCGGTCAGCCCGTCACCGCCGACCAGGTCAGCCGGATCCTGGCCGCCATCGATCGCTGGAAACCAGCCCGATGCGTCCTGGAGGCCATCGAGTTCGGAGTCACCTTCGAATCCAACGTGAGCAATGCGGCGCCACGTTTCGACGGATCCTATACCTTCAACGGGGCCATCAAGTATGAAGGAGCCGTCCTCGCCAGCATTGCCTACGTGAAGATCGGCGCCGGATCACCCTCGGTTCGGATCAACAGCGTCACGGTCCAGGATCTCCCTGACCGGACGGTGGTGACCTTCAACGTGGATTCGGCCACAGCCAACGGTCAAAGCCTCGACACCTATGCCATCTACACGGCCGCCGACACGCTCATCGCCTCGGCTACCGCCCCATCCGTCTACAAATCCGCCAGCCTGACCCTCGCTGTCACCTGGACGATTCACAAGATCTAGAAGGAGTTCCCGTGACGAACCTCACTGAAACCGCCGCCTGGGCTGCGACCATCACCCAGCTGGACACGACCACCCAGGTTCTCGGCGGCGCCGGAGGCCCTGCCAACGCCCCCCTCCAGCAGCTGGCGAACCGAACCGGCTACCTGAAGGCCGAGGTGGAGAAACGGGCCATGCTCGCCCATGCCCATGCCATCGGAGATGTCGCAGGGCTCCAGGCCGCCCTGGATGGCAAGAGCTCCCTCGGCCACAGCCACGCCATCGCCGACGTGACGAATCTGCAGACCACCTTGGACGGCAAGGCTGCCTTCAGCCACGCCCACGCCCAGGCTGACATCACAGGCCTCGTGGCCGCCCTGGCCGGGAAAGCCGACACCTCCCACGTCCATGGCATCGCGGGCATCACAGGCCTCCAGGCCGCCCTGGACGCCAAGAGTGGAAGCGGCCACACCCACGCCATCGGGGACGTATCCTCCCTCCAGGCTGCCCTTGACGCCAAGGCGGCCACTGGGCACACCCATCTGATCTCCGACATCAGCAGCCTCCAGGCCACGCTCGATGGCAAGAGCGCCGTTGGTCACACCCATTCCCTCGGAAATATCACCGGAACCAAGGCCGCAGTGAACACTCACGCAACCGGCGGATACTCCCATGCAGACAGGAATCCCCGTGTCGCCGCGACTTCGATCTACATCACCCCCAACTTCGGGGGAAAGCTCCTGGTGACGTGGAGCGCTACCTTGTCTTCAAACGTGGCGAATGGGTATTGCAACTCCGCCGTTCTGAAAGGCACTGGAACAAAGCCAGAACTCGGGTCTTCTGCGACTGGATACAACGGGACCGCTATTACGGATGGCAGTGGCACCAGGGCTTCCAACGCGAATGAGCCCGGAACCATCTCCGGATCCGCGATCATCGATGTGACGCCGGGGCAGCAGATTTGGCTTGCCCTATGCACTTACGCCTCGGGAGGCGGAGACTCGGTCACCTGCACCAACTGGTCCCTGACGGCCGTGGAACTGTGAGGCCACCCCTCCCGCGATAGGCTGAAGCGCACTCGATTAGGCGCGCCAAACTACGCGCCTTTGGTGCGTCAAATCGACCGCCGCCTTACAGTGTGGGGAGG